CCTTGCTCAACCACATCAGCTTTTTTTTTGCACTTACAACAAACTCTTTGGTCGCCATAAATATTTAAATTATTAATTCCATTTGCCATCTTTTAAAATTTCTATTGGGGTTAAAATATCTTTAGGGATGTAATGACATTTGGGTCGGCCATTACCTAAATTTGTTAAATATTTATTTGTACCTAAAACAAAGCTACTATTAATAAATCCACACACTTCATAGATTGGTGATTTATCAATTACTAAAATATAAATTTCGTTAGGTTTAGCTCCTTTAGGTCTAATGATTAAACCATTATTTTCTTTTGGCATTTGACAACGAACTTGTAAATGCAAATCATGAAATATAAGATCAGGGTTGTTGCCATGATTAACATGGTAAGTAAATTCTATATCAAGCAATTTAGAACAAGCAAGTTCCGCAGCACTTCCACTTATTGATCTTGCAATCTTTTCATTTAAAGAACTTTTATATCCATGACCCCACTCTTGATTTAATCGCATTGACTCAAAGACTCTAGTTAAGCCATTGTTAGCACTTGCCATTAACTCATATAAATCTAATAAAACTTGTTTCATCTAAGCCAATCCCCTTGCTGGTCCTTACAAAAAGAAGCTACAATTTGTTTATTATCGTAAATATAAAATCCCCAAACATGATTGTTACCCTCATTAAAATTTGGGTTGTCTTGCCAAATAGCTTTGGTCTTGAAAGCATCATCACAATTTGTATAATTTTTAATTTCAATTTTTTCGTAAATTAAATTTGGATGGCTAAACAAAACTAAAATTAAAAAGGTTTTCATTTTGTGATGCACCTTTTTATTAATGAAACTAATTTTGGATTTTGAATAAAGACCTTAGAGAACTCACTACCAATGAAAGTAGCGATCCCCTCCTCACCTAAATTTTTTAATCGAATCGATGATTTGTTGGCTATGAAATGCGCTATTTCATGGAGTAATGTATCTAAATAAGTGAATTTTCCTAAATTTTCTTGAATCGCTATGATAGATTCGTTTGGATCGTAATACCCCCAAACATTCTCTTTTTTGGCTTGTTTCCTAGTTAATTTGACTATCTTGGCTTTATGATTTTTGTATCTAATCTCTAAAATAGTCATAAACGATAATATTGTTATAACTAAATATAATTATGTTGCAATTATTATTTGTTATAATATACCTATAACAACATGATAATAGACAATATTAAAGGAGGATGCTATGTTATTTAATAACAATGAAGATAATATGTTTCAAAAAGATAAATTAGAAAATTTATTAAAAATTCATAATGTATCAAGAGATCAAATTTTAAGAGATACATTAGGAAAAAACGCTAAAGACTTTTCAAATTGGAAAGTTAAGTGGTCAAGATTAATTAATAAAAAAGAAGAAGATCCAGGTAACTTTGGGTTGTTAGAATTATCCGAACTTTTATCAAAATATTTTAATAGTAAAGCTGATGTTACCCAAAATGTTCTTGCAAATACTCATTTTATTACAAGAGATACAATAATAAATGGTATTGGTGAACTTCAAAAAAATGGTCAAGTAAGAATTTATCAAAAAAAAGAAACAAAAAAATTAAATGTGATTGAAAAATGGAAAAATTATCAATTTTTATATATGCGATTTGGCTCATTAACAGGGTCAGTTAGATATTTTAAACCTCTAAATGGTATAGAGAGTGATGCCGTTTATGGGTTATCTATAAGTAGAGAAAAAAAAACAAAAAAACTTTATGTTGGTTATTTAGAACCAACCGATAATGGTAACTATGACATTGTTGATAAATCTACCATAAGCGATGATAAAATAAATGTCATCGCAAAAAATGTATCTATTGAAGCTTCATCAAGATTTGTAGCTGCTAACTATCCTAATGATAATCAATGGCGATAATCTTTGTTATAAATAATCTATAATAGTGTTGCAATTTTTTTATAATATCGTTATAAGTTTTGTATATGACGAATCGACCAAGACAAATTGGAGAATGTTATACAAAATTTGGCCTAAAACACACATCTAAGAGCCAAAACACAATCCCTGACGACATCCGTTTCCGAAATTACATAGTCCTAACCCCAAAAGAAAAAATGAATCTACCATCTAATAGTTCATTTACAGGGGGTACTATTGCTCATGAGGTTGTGCAAATGGCTTTGTGTGAAAACAAAACTATTGAGGAAATTTTAGAATGATAAAAAAAATTCAAGATAAAATAGATAATTTTCAAGGAACTGATGAAAAAGATAAAATAAAATTTGAGTATATTATCAAAAATATGGGTGCTATTTCAAGCAATCATTTAAAAAATATTGCAACTTTGCCAAAGCAAAAATGGGAAGATGAAAAAGAATATACCCATTGGGATGATAGAATTAAAACTTATTTTTTATGTTATGTAGATTTAATTGGTGAGACTCATTTTGGAGATATAAAAAATGTATTTGGAACTTTAGTAAAAACTAAAAGTGGATATTCATATACAAAAAAGAAAACACCAAAAGTACCGTTCCATAGCGATTGTTTGCAAATAGCTTTGTACTCTAAGGTATTGCCAACACATACACCTTTTTTAACTTATGCTAGTGATAGTGATTATACAATCTTCACCCCTGACAATTGCATAGAACTTAGTAAAGAAAATCTTGAACACTATTACAATGAATTAATTTTATATCAAAAATGTTGGGAAAAAAAATTAGAGTTGGCCAATGGAGATATGAAGACTCTAGCTTTACTTTGTAAGCCTGACTTTAGCGAAATAAGAAAAAATGGCTTTTGGTGGAAAGGCATATCCCCTGACATTATCGAAAGATTTAGAGGTTACTATGAGTGATCAAGGAATAATTAAACCACTTAGACAAAGAATAAAAGATTTAGAAGAAATAAATTTGGCTCATCAAAAAAAGAATGGCCAACTAAGAATTGAAATTCAAGACAAAGACAAAAAAATTAAAGAGTTAGAAGAACAAATAACAAACCCAACAAAAAAATTGAGAGAGGTAGGACAATTATGAGTAAAGAAAAAACATTAGAAAGCGCAATACAAGAATTTAGAAATAATATTCAACAAAGCGACTATGTGAAATTAGGTGCTAAAGGTGAATACCTAACTGTGCCATATCGTATTAAGTTTGTAAGAGAATATTTTGGGAATAGATTACAAATTATAACTTTTAGTAGTGAATTAGAAAATGGCTCTACAAAATTTAGAGCAAGTGTATTTTTAGATGGCAAAGAGTTAAGTGTTGGTGAATCTAAAATGATGGTCAATAGAGACAAAGAATTTGAGAAATCGCAGACAGTCAGTATTGGTAGAGCATTGTCTATACTTGGATTTATGGGGAATGAAATTGCTACAGCAGAGGAGATAGAAGATTTTATAAAATCCGATGCACCACAAGAAAAAAAACAAATTAAAAAAGAAGTTAAACAAGAAGTAATTAAAAAATTTAATACTCAAGAATTTGCTAAAGAATGGATGGAGAAGCTAAGAAAACAAGCCGAACTATCAACAACTGTAAATAAATTTGAACAAGGGATTCAAGTTTTGGGTAAAGAGTACACCAATGAATTAGAACAACTTTATCTTGATCCAATTGAGGATGTGAGAGTTGCTAATGAATACAACAAACTAAAATCACAAATACAAGGAAGAAAACCTAATGGACAATAAATACGATAATCAAATCGCTTTGTGGAAACGTCAACCAAGAGACACAGATAAACCTGGAACTAAATATCCACACTACACTGGCAAAGCCTCAATTAATGGTACGCCTAAACAAGCTGCAGCTTGGTTGAATACCGACAAACAAAAAGACACTCAACCTGACATAAGTATTAAGTTAAGCGATCCCCAAACTAAAGAGGAGACACCCTTTTAATGGATAACGAAAGCGTCAATCCTCAACATTATAAGAAAGCCATCCAAACTTGTGATGCGATTATGAGTCAACAAACTCATGAAGAAAATATTGGTTACTTAAAGGGTGCTGGTCTAAAGCACCTTTTTCGCTTTGGTGAAAAGCATGGAACATCAATAGATAGCATCATCATGGATTTAGAAAAGTGTCTTTGGTATTTAAAAAAATTATTAAATTATCTCAAGGCTCTTAAAGAAGATGGCAACGATATAAACCAAACACAAGAAAACGTAACTAACTTATTTAAGGAAAAAGAATGAAGAATGGACATATATATTTATCGGCTATCAAGTTAGACGTTCTTAAATTTATCAAAAAATTTATTAAAGAACATGAATATAGCCCAACATACTTAGAGATTGGGCGCAAATTTAGATTTTCTAGGGCTAGAGCTGGTGCGATTATATCAGAACTATACAAACTAAACTTGATTAGCAAAAGCGATCAAGCGCAAAGAAACATCGAATTAAGCGATGCTCAACTAGAAAAAATATCAATGCTTAAAGTTAATAAAAGTTATTCAACAATGGATTTTAGAAGATGAGTGATGAAGTAATTAAAGAAAGCTATTACGAAATTCAAACTAAGTTTGAAGAAAAATTTGATAACACAGAATTAGCTGTGAAGTCAGATAAGCCAAGTGAAACGGCTAAGTTAAACGTCTTAGATATAAAGTTTGAAAAATCTAGGATTAAACCAATAAAGGAAACTAATAAGGATGAGCAAAAGTAATAGTCTATTACGAAGATATGACAAACTTAATAAGCTTCATGGTGAAATTATGCAAAAGCCTCTTAGTAACAAGAGACAATGCGTACACTCACTTAAAGCTTTTAAGAAGTACATCAAGACGTATAGACAAATCGTTTGTGTTGAAAATGAAGACTCTAAATTCATTCATGCCCAAACTTAATTACTAACTAACTTAAAGGTTGAAATAAATCGTAGGATAGGAGTCCGCCTAAACAAAGGAGAAAGAGAATGGAAAAAAAGAAACACAAAATAAAATCAAGAACACCTTTAGATATTAAATTAAATAGAATTATTGGTGATAAGATTAAAGAAGCAAGACTCAATAGAGAAATATTTATTCATGTTCCACAAACTGAAACAACAGCTAGTCATACAATAAAGAGACATAGAGAATGTACTCAAACTGAATTAGCAAAAGCAATCGGAGTTACGTTTCAGCAAGTTCAAAAATATGAAAGTGGAAAAAATGGAACATCAAGCATAAGGCTAGTACAAATTAGCGAATTTTTTAACAAGCCACTAAATTATTTTACAAGTGGCGTAAAAGAATTGATAGGTCAAGTTAAACCACCTATTAATAATTCCTCAACTATTGCTCCCTCTTTAGTTGTTAATAAAGAGGAATTAAAAATGAGTGTTTAACATTTAATGTGAAGAACAACTAAAACTTGTTCTTTTATTTTGTTGTGTGAAACTAGAGAGGGGTTTTGATTTATTCCCCTCTCTTTTTTTTTATGTATTTTGTAATTTGGAAACCTAAAGATAAATTTACTAGCTTTAGTAATGTACTATTCTCATTGGAAAAAGACGCTAGAGAGTTTGCTAAAAAAAGTATTAAACGAAAAATAGAATGGGATGTAGTTCTCTATAATAATGAGAACTACGATAAGTATTGGTACAAATAATTAATTACTAATTAAATAATAAGTAAGTGCCACTAACTCTATAATAATAATAGCTTCTAACATTTAAATATTAAAATGTTTCTCTTGATAATCAGTGTGAACTATTTCTTGATTATTATTTTTGTATGGCTTGATGTAAGTCTCCGATACAAAATCAATGGATTTATCTCCTAAAGCTTTGGCCAAATCTATAGCGTTAGTATATTTTGAGGTGTAAGCCCAAAAACTAGCCGTAAAATGGCGAAAGAAGTACCCTTTCCGATCAATCGGTAGTGTTACTCCATTAATTTTTAAAGCCTTGTCTATACCCCTTGAAATTGCCTCTAAACGTAGAGGAGAGCCAACATTGTCTAAAAATAGGTGTTCCTGGTCCATAGGAAGCGTTTTAACGTAGTTGTTAATCTCATCCCTCAATTGGGTTGTAATTACTAATTGTCTATGGCCATTACTAGTTTTTGTATCACCTATCTTTTTAGTACCACACTTCATAGCTTTATCTATGTTGATCATAGGGGGTAAATTAGATTGAGGGTCAAAGTTAATTAGGTCTTTTCTAGTTAAGACTCTAACCTCACTTGGCCTACAAGCAGTTTGTAATAGTATTTTACACACTAACTTAACCATATATCTTTCAATATCATCTATTAAATTAGCGATATATTTTGGAGTCCAATGATCAAAGTTAATAATATCGGATTTCTTCCTTTTAGTAACTACTTTAGCCATCCAATTAATATCTTTACATATATTTCTAGGTAGTTTTCGATTAGGTGGATCAACTTGGTTTTGTATAATTAAGCTTAAAGTATTAAAGATTTTTCTTACAGTTTTTGGCTCAAGAGCATCTTCTTTAGGCTCAAGTCTATGGGCGCATTTTTCACATCTAATCTCTTTACTAGAGTTTTGTTCACTACACATTGGACATTCTTTAAATAATTTATTGCTTAAATGTTGAACAAAATTATTGACCTCATTCTCACCTATTTTTCTAATATCTATATTGTTAAAAAATGGAAGAATATGGTTTTTGAAAAAACTACCATAGTTCTTAGTATGATGAAGATTAACGGCACCCTCTCTTACTTTATACTTTAGCCATTTTTGAAAAGATGTATTAGCTTCTTTTAATAATACTTCATGAGTATTAGTTTTAATAAACCCTATCTCTTTAATCTTTTCTTGTGCTTTTTCTTTTACTTTAGCTTTATTTATTTTAGTGATCGCTAAAGGTCTATTATTTTGGTCTATGTAGTTCCAACGCCAATACATTTTGACGTTACCTTTTTTATCTTTAATGGGTACTCTATTTAAATTTAACTCCATTTTCTCTCCTTTTGTAAGTTATAACCATGTTATACATTATATTAACAATGTTAGCAATAAATCATTTGACTTAAAAAGGCTTGATTTCACAATCAATTGACTAAAATATAAAAAATTCATCATAAAAACTTATAAAAAACTTATAACTTTTTGTTTATTTTTTGATGAATCCTTGTATTTCGGACATAAAAAAAGAGCCAAAACGAATCTATTGCAATTCATTTTGGCGTTATATATAAGCTTTTTTTTACTGCCCTTGTAGCTCAGTTGGTAGAGCAATTGATTTGTAATCAATAGAGTATATGCAAAAGCACCTTTAAAATTAACACTTTCAAAGATACTTATAAAATACTTATTAAGTTCAAATTTTTTATTCATACTATTGTGTTAATATACTTATAACACATTAATCACAAATGTAGAACTCTATAAGTTAGTCAATTGATTACCCACCACTATCCCATTTGATTAGATCAAATCATGATCGAAAGATCACATCCAATTCTTAAATTCTTTATGATGTTCTATAAGCTTTTGCGCTTATTGTACTTTTGGCTTTAGTCCTGCTAATACCTTTTTTTTTACGTTTGTTGACGTTATACCAGAGACCTTTTTTAGCAATCTTGCCACTCTTAGTTTTGTGATAACCTTTTTTCATAATTTATTTCCATGCCTTTCTTGACCAATAATTAGCCGATAATGTTTTTTGTCCTTTTGTTTTGATGCCACCACTTCTAGCTAAATAACTTTTTCTAGCTTTAGGGTTATTCTTTCGAATTTTCATATTGGGATCGCCAAAAGTTACTTTATTAACTTTCCCTGTCTTTTGATTTTTAACATAAACACCACTTTTTTTAGAACTACCACTTGGCAATCTAAATGGTTTATTGAGTGTTACTTTTCTTCCTTGATACTCAGCCATTATACTCCTTGTGCATTTTGACAACCAAACTTAATGTAAAGACCAAGTTTATTTACATTGTCTTTTCCAAGTTGAATTGTTTGATTTAAAGATTTTTGGTAGCCATCAATCATGCAACTATAACTATCTTTATAGATAGTTGGGTAAGTTACAGGTGGCATACAACTATTTTGAATTGAACTACATAATACCATGACAAGTATTACGTTCACTTTTTCCTCATGATGTCAGCACCCTTTAATCCGTAAATTGCAGATACGACTCCAATAAAGATTGCCTGATACCAGTACGGTAGCTGATTAAAGTATTCAAAAAATAATTCTAGTTTAGTACGAATTTCAACATCGTCAGTAAAAATAGAATAACCCAGTATAAGAATAGGCAAAGATATGAGAATAAGGACAAATTCATCTTTAAATCCCTGATCATTACTTTCAATAATTTTAGCTTTATATTCCAATTCACCTGTACTCATCTTTTCTGCATGACGCATTTTTGCATCTGCCATAAGCATTTGCGTTTGTTTTTTCTTTTTATAAATATGACTACCTGTTTGAACAGCTAGTTTGATTGCACTTAACCACATTAGCTTACTACCTTTCCTTTATCCCACTTCATATCAGGCAGTCCGTTAGAATACTTTTTGCCATCATAAGTTAAGACTTGTTTTCGATTTGATCCTTGTTCATTGTATGAAACATGAACCCAGCCACCACTAGGATTGTCAGGGTCGTAAAATTCTAAAATTAATTGGTCAAAGTCCACATTGTTTTGAAGCCAATAAGCTATTTGAATGTTTGGTATTCCTGGTATTTCAAAATCAACTGCCTGACCTTTTGCATGCTGACTAGTCTTTTTAGAACCAATGGCTTCGCAAAGTTCCTCTGATCTATAACCTGATGTTATAATTAATGGCTTGTCAAACTTGGCTCTAACAGGCTCAAGTATTTCATAGCAAACATTCTCTAAGTTTTTAACATCACCAGATCCAGGCTCATTACTTATGCCTTTTCTAGTAGCAGTCATTGACTTAGTAAATTCTTCTAGTTTAAAATGTTTAGATAGTTGCATAAATTAACACTTACAAGTTTCACAAGTACACAATTCACCATCGTAAAAATGGCTATGTAAGATTTCCTTACAATGACATTTACAATGACAATCTTTGCACTTCTTTTTTTTTCTTTTTATCTTTGGTTTAGACTCAAGCATCTTTGCAAGATTTTCAAAAAAACTATCAATGAAAGATAAAAATTTAACAATATATTTATCTATCATTCTAAAATAAGTTTCTTAATTGAGTGTGAACCATCAATATTTTTTTCAAGTTCAGCTTTTGATTTAATACACCTGTATTCAACATTGTTCCCAGTGTTGCTCCGATTTGCAATTCTTTTACCTTTAAGACATGAACTTAGATCAGGTTGCAATCTTGCTTCTTTGATCTCATTGTTGACTAGCATTAGTAAAGCTATGACAATAGATTCCATTAGTGATCTCCATTAAGTTTGCCAATATTTGCTCTAACGCTATCTTTTAATTTTTCTATATCGTTTAATGCTTTATCTAAATCTTTGTCAATTGATCCAATCATTACTTTGTTGTGCATCATGTCATCGACTCTTATTGTTAATTTTTCTACTTGAACTGCCAAATGTTCGATCAGCATGAATTGTTCTTGATCTATCGGCTTTTGTGTTGAGGCCTCTAATAAATCTTGCTCCATCAATGCTTTAGAAGTTTCAAGATGTATAATTCTTGAATTGATCTGTGCGTAGGTCCAGACTGATATTGAAATACCAACAACAATCATGACTAAAGTTTTTATATCAGTTTTAAATGATGTTTGTTCTGTAATCATAATCTAAATAATTTATTTTCGCATGAGCTGGCTTTACACAAAATGCTAACAAGGTCATAAGTATAATGAGAACACCAGTGAAGTAGTAATTCATATCGACACTCCATAAATCAGTTACCATGATCCACCATCAAAATTTTAATTCCTAATTTTTTTTGTTTGGCAGTAGGTATTCGCCAAATTTTTCGCTTATAAGATTTTACGTTTTTTCTATATGTATTTGTTTTAACGTCTATTAATTCTACTTTACCATTCTCATCTAAAGTAATTAAATCACAAGGTGATTGAGGGTCTATTGCTTTAAAAACCCACTTACCTTGTTTAGTAAAATCAACACAACATTGATATTCACCAACAACTCCTTTTTGAGTACGATTTAACTTACTAGATTTGATATTAGGTTTAGCAGAGTTGAGAGACTTATTAGTCCTACAGCCCATAATAATTTATAAATAGAGTTCACTTTAGCATCTAAGTGAGCTAAGTGATTATCCTTTATAGTTGATATTTTGTTGTGTATTAATTTTATTTCGCCTTGTAGCTTAATAATTTGCTCTGTGTTTTTTTGAGATTGAGTGGCCATTATCTATACTTATTTAAATCTTCAATTATTTTTAGTTGTTCAAGTGTTGAAGTTTGATCTTTACCTTGATTTTGTTTCATAAAGTTTTGATCAGCGTATGCTTTTTGGATTAAACCTTGACCACCAGTTACATCAGGCAATTTAGTAAATGCTATTGCTTGTGTAATATCATCTATTGCTTGATTATGTTTAGCTGTTTTAGTAATTGCATCAGCAGTAAATCTTGTAAATAATGTTCCTTGAATACCTGCGGCTTGGAAACCTAAGATACCTGCTAATGATCTAAATGAACTATTAAAAATTTCTAAAAATTTTTTACCACCTTTGTCAACATCTTTAAAATTACTTAAACTTGTTGTTTTTTCTAGTTGTTTAGCAAAACCTAATAAATCCTTTTGTTGGTCTTTAGAAAATAAAATTTTGGTTATTTCTTTACCATTCCCATTAACCATTTGCTCAACTTCTTTTATAAATAATTTTGGATCAAATACATCATTTGTTCCTATTTTTCTAAAAGAATTATTTATCATTCTTTGAGCA